CCGGCCGAGCGTGCCGGCGGCCAGGCGGACGGGACCGGCGACGACCGCCAGGCCACCGACGCCGACACGCGGGACAGCAACTCCCAGCGCTAACAGCACCTCCCACCGGAAGCCCTGAGCCGTCTGGCCCGGGGCTTCCGCTCGTCAAGGCATAAGGAGGTCCGCCATGGCGCTGCTCACCCCCGATCAGGCTCAGATCAGGTATCAGGACGGCAACTGCGACCGCACCGCGCTGGTGTCGCTGTTGAACGTCTCCGCGGCCGACACGGTGGATCTGGTGTCGGTGATGCGGGTGGTCAAGCGGTGCGGGATCGTGTCGGCGACCGGCACGACGATCGCGGGCTGCTCGATCACCGGCACTGTCGTGACGATCCCGGCCGGCCCGACCAATGACGGTGTGTGGCTGCTGGCTGTCGGGGTGGCGGCCTGAATGGCTGAGCGTCTGTTCTTCGCCGCGAACGGGGCGATGCCGACCACGGCCGCGGTTGCGGGCGTGACGACGGGCACGGCGATCAAGACGCTGCTGCAGATCGCGACGCCGTCGACCACGGGCATCACGGTGGTCGAGTGGGGCATCTCGTTCGACGGGGCTCCGTCGGCGATCAAGTGTGAGCTGGTGGAGACCGATGTCGCGGCGACGGTGACCGCGCATGTCGCGGCCGGTGTGCAGCCGTACTCGGTGGCGGACGGTACCGCGTCGGTGATGACGTTGGGCACCGCGGCGACCGGGTACACGGCGTCGGCGGAGGGTACGACCACGGCGACGAAGTACGCGGATGTGCAGTATCTGTCGACGAACACGTACGTGAAGCAGTTCGTGCTGAGCCGCGAGTTCGTGGTGAAGCCGTCGAAGTTCCTGCGGGTCCGGGTCACCGCGGCGGCGGCCGTCAACGCGACCTGTTACGTCATCTGGGGCGAGTGACGCGCAGTGGCGCTCGCCCTGACGTCCCAGGCTGGGGCCAGCAACAACACCGACCTCACCCAGTACACGACCGCCAGCTTCACCCCGTCGGCGAATGCGCTGCTGATCGCGGTCGTGCAGACGGTGAAGACGGCCACCCCGACGCAGCACCCCACCTTGTCGAGCTCGCACAGCCTGACGACGGGCTGGACGAGCATCCTCGAGCACGACTGGAAGACGTCCGGTAACGCGTTCAGCTTGTCGCTGTGGGCGGCCGTGACCGGCGCCAGCCCGGGCGCGAGCGCGGTGACGATCGACTACGCCGGGGTGACGGTGATCGGCGGCGGCTGGTCGATTTTCGATGTGACCGGCGGCCCGACGACCAGCCTCGGTCCGGGCGCGGGTGCGGCGATCGTGCAGCTGGTCAACACCACCCCGAACCTGGCGAACGCCACGACGGTGTCGCTGACCCTGGCCGCCGCCTCGGACGCGGGGAACCGGCCGGTGTCGGCGTGGGGTCACAACATCAACGAGGGTCAGACGCCGCGGGCCGGGTGGACGGAGCTGCACGACCTGATCGCCGCCGGCCCGAGCCGGGACGTCGAGACGCAGTGGAACGCGACGAGTTTCGACACGACGGCGAGTTCGTCGTGGGCGACGTCGTCGCAGACCGGCGGGTTCGCGTTCGAGCTGAACTCGGTTCTGTCGGCCCCTAACGCTCCCGTGCTGGTGCGGCAGGCGGTGGCACGGGCCGCTACCCGGTAGGGAGTCGGCATGGCGCGTCTCGGCCGGTCCCGTCCCGCGCACGTCTTCATCGCGCCGCGCGCCGGCGTCACGATCACCGCCACCGCCTCGGTGGCCGGCGCGGGCGCGGCTGCCGCGTCCGCGAGTCAGGCGGCCTCCGCCGCGGTCGCCGGGGTCGGATCGACGTCCTCGACTGCTGTCGTCCGCGTCGCCGGTACTGCGGCCGCCGGCGTCGGCGTTGCGACCGGCAATGCCGTACAGGTGGCCGGTTCGTCGCCGGCCGGCGTCGGCGCCGCGACGGGCAGCGCGGCAGTGACTGTTCCCGGCCTGGCCTCGGTCGCCGGTGTGGGCGTAGCTACGGCGGTCGCCGTGCAGTCGGCTGGCTCTTCGCCGGCCGCCGCGGGTTCGGTTTCGGCGCTGGCATCGCAGTCGGCGACTGCCGCTTCGGCTGGTGCGGGTTCGACGTCCGCGGTCGTCACGCTTCGGGTCACCGCGTCGGCGTCGGGTGCGGGCGTCGCCACGGCACTCGTGGTGCAGGTCGCCTCGTCGGCAGCCGTCGGCGCCGGTGTGGCGACGGCGAACCCGGCCGGCACGGTTTCCGGCACCGCCTCGACGGCGGGTGCTGGTTCGACAGCGGCGACGGTGACGCAGCGGGCTCCGGCCGCTGTCGCCGGCGCCGGGGCTGCGACCGCGACCGGCCGGACCGGCAGCACGGCGAACGCTGCCGGGAGCGGCTCGACCTCCGCCGTAGCCGCTCAGCTTGCCTCCGCCGCACCAGTGGGTGCGGGTACGGCCACCGCGGCCGGCCGGCTCGTCATCGTCGGCACCGCGTCGGCGGACGGCGCCGGTGTGGTGGTCGCGGTCCCGAGCGGCGGCAGCCGCATCACTGTGCGGCCGTTCACCGGCACCACCATCCGGCCCTCGTCCGGCACCACCAGTCGGCCGGCCGTCGGCGTCACTGCCCGGCCGGGTTCCGGCACTACCATCCGACCGTATGCGGGCGTCACCGCCCGCCCTTGACCTCGGGAGCCGACATGTCCGACCAGCCGACACCGCCGGACCTCGACGAGGCGCCCGGCTGGGTCGTACGCGACCCCGACGGCAACGTCATCGCGTCGGGCCCCCTGACCGAAGCCCAGCCGGCCACCGCCGCGGGCGAGCCCGACTCCGCTGAGGGAGAGCTGTAGTGGCTGCCATCGACCAGGCCATGGTCTCCAAGATGCTGAACCAGACCACCCCGACCGGCACGAGCGGTGCTCCCGGCTCGTTCGGGTCGGCGCTGGCCGGGTCGGCGATGAAGGTGCGGCTGAACTCGACGGCGTCCAGCGCTTCGGCGGCCGGCACCGAGTTGACCGGCACCGGATACACGGCGGGCGGCCAGTCGGTGCCGGCCGCGTCCACCGCGTCGTCGGCGGGCAGTGCGGTCACGCTGCCCGCGTCGTCGGCGCTGTCGTGGACGAACGGGTCCGGCGGCGCCTGGTCGATCGTGTCGTTCGACTTGACCGACAGTGCGGGCGCTCGGACGTGGTTCGGGAACTTCAACGGCCAGCCGATCAGCGTGGCGATCGGCAACACGTTCCAGGTCGCGGTCGGCGGCGTCTCGATCAGCTTGGCCTGACGTGTCCCGCGCCTCCGGCTTCACTGCACGGGCACAGGCCAGGTTTGAGGCCGTCCTCATGGACGACACCTGCACGATCCGCCGGCTGACCGGCACCGTGGTTGACGACTTCTCCGGGACCTCAACGCCCACCTACGCGGACGTCTACACCGGCAAATGCCGCTTCCAGGCCGCCCGGGCCGAGGCCCAGCAGCACGACGCCGGCCAGGACTACCTGCTGCTGCTGCGCCTCGAGCTGCAGCTGCCGGTGTCGGTCACCGGCGTTGAGGTTGGTGACGTGGTCACGTGCACTGCCTCGGTGTCCGATCCGGACCTTCCAGGCCGCACATTCCGGGTGCACGATCTCTTCCACAAAACCCATCCGAGCGCGCGGAAAGTGCAGATCACGGAACGGACGGGTTCCTGATGGCGACCGAGTTCCGCTTCGAGGGTTCCGCCGATCTGCTGGCATTGCAGCGCGACCTCGAGCGGGCGGCGTCGTTCTCACCGAAGCAGGCCCGGGCCGTGGTCAAGAAGGGCGCGCAGAACATCAAGTCGGGCGCGCAGAAGCGGGTGGCCGGTCTGAAGCACGCCCCGGCGTACCCGCAGGCCATCACCTACGACACGCATGACACCCCGACCGGCGGGTGGGCTGAGATCGGCCCGGACAAGAACAAGCGGCAGGGCGCGCTAGGCAACCTGATCGAGTTCGGGTCGGTCCACAACGCGCCGCGCCCGCACCTCGGCCCTGAGGCGGAGCTCGAGGAGCCGCGTACCGCCCGCTACCTCGAGCAGCTGGCGGTCGAGTCGCTGGAACGGCCCGGCCGGTGAACGTTCTGCAGGCCCACAAGAAGGTCTTCCTGGATCTGCTCGACGCCGACAACGTCAGCCCGGCCCTGGCCGTGCTGGACGGCGTCGTCGGCACCGGCCAGCAGATGCCGTACGTGCTGGTCTACTTCGGTGCGCGTACGCCGCTGAGTGTCGACGAGCCGGACAAGGTGAGCCTGGAGAACACCTGCGACGTCCTGAACGCCACGGTGACCTGTCACAGCGTCGCCGACAGTGTGCAGGGCGCCCTGGGGGTGGCCGGCCGGGTCCGGGCGGCGCTGCTGGGTGTGACGCCGACGGTCGCGGGCCGGGTGTGTTTCCCGATCGTGCACCTCGACGGGGTCCCGGCCTCCCGGGATGAGACGACGTTGGACCCGGTCTTCGACGTGGTCGACCAGTACCGCTTCACCAGCCTGCCCGGCTGACCCTCGCTCGCTCGCTACGCCGGCCGTCCGGCGGTCTCACCCTGCCCATCACCAGAAAGGGGGGAGCGCCGCATGACGCTCCAGGCATCCCAAACCGTCAGCGCGGGCGCGCTCAGTGCGCCCGTGCCTCTCACGCCAGCCGCTTCGGACACGATCGCCAGCGGGAGCTTCGGCCCGGCCGGGGTGCTGATGCGGGTCATCACGACCGGCACGGCGACGAACGTGGTCGTCCTCGACCCCGGCTTCTCCCCGTCGTCGAACGCCGGGACGCCGCCGACGCTCGCCGCATCCGCCACCGGCGTGGGGGAGACGTTGATCCCGCTCAGCGCGATCAACCCGGCGACCGGCGTCGCGACGGTCACGTTCTCCGGCGCCCGGACCGGTGTGACCTACGAACTGAAGAGGGTGTGACGGCGTGACCGACAAGCAGACGTACTGGCTCACCTCGGACGGCGCGTACGCGCTGGCCACCGGGGCCGAGGAACGCGACCGCTGGATTCCGCTCGGCTGGGCCCTGGCCGACGCCGAGCCGGAAGGCCGCGACCGGGTGTGGGCCTGGCACGACGGCATCGAGCTGCCCGCGCAGTTCCCGGCCGGTGCGATGGCCAGCATCTGGGAGCCGCGCGAGTGGAAGGCCGGCCCGCCCCCGGGCGGCGATCACCCGTTCGCGCAGCAGCCGGCCCCGGTCGGCACCGAGACGCCCGCGGCCGCACCGGACGCGGCGAAGTCCACGACCACCAAGGCCGCCGCCGACGGCGGGAAGAGCAAGGAGTAAGCGATGCCCGACATCATCGGCGACGGCAAAGAGCGGTGGGACTACGTGCCGTCCATCGCGAGCCAGGCCGCGCCCACCACCACGGAGATCAACGCCGGGATCCGGCTGTCGCAGTTCATGACGAAGGACGGCGCGACCGGCTTCCAGATCGACACCGCCGACGCGCCGACCAGTTCGCTGGAGTCGACGTTCGACACGGCGACGAACGGCCGCCGGTCGCTGAACAACCCGCGGCTGCGGTTCAAGAAGCAGTCCGGTTCGGACACCGTCTACGACACGCTGTTGCCGGACACGGCCGCGTTCCTGGTGCGCCGTAAGAGCATCACGGCGACCACGGCGGCGGCGTCCGCGCAGAAGGTGTCGGTGTTCCCGATCATCTGCTCGGAGACGTCCTGGCTCGACCAGGACGACAACATGCCGGAACGGTTCGACGTGCCGGTGAAGCTGACCGGCCAGCCCACCATCCGCGCCGCGATCGCCTGACGTTCGCACCTCACGCAGCCCCGGACCCGAAGCGGTCGCGGGGTTTTTTCGTGCCCGGCCGGTGCCACCCGACACCGGCCGGGCGCCCTTCGGGTATCGGGCCAGGAGAATTTCGTGAGCGCGTACAAGAACCGTCTGAAGGAAGCACGCCGTCCGGAGCGTGCGGTCCCGATCTGCCTGCGCGGTGACCTGCTCGCCGACTGGCAGGCCGCCGAGGAGGAACTGAAGCGGGCCCAGGGTGGCCGCGGCGACTCCCTCGAGGACGGCGGGATCGCCGAGCTCGCCGAGCGGGTACGGGCCCTCGAGGCGGAGATGCTCGAGCACTCCGACCAGTTCCGGCTGCGGGCCATGCCCCGCTACAAGTTCCGGGCGCTGGTCGCCGCGCATCCGCCGCGCACCGGTGACGACGGGACGAACCGTGAGGACGCGCAGCTCGGCGTCAACCGCGACACGTTCTTCCCGGACCTGATCCGCGCCTCGATCGTCGAACCCGTCCTCGACGACGAGGACTGGAAGACGCTGCTCGGCGACCCGGACGACCCGGACGACGAGGGCCTGCTCACCGACCGGCAGTTCGGCGACCTCGAGGACGCCGCCTGGTTCCTCAATCGGGGTGAGGTCGACATCCCTTTCTCGCGGGCCGCCTCGCTGATTCCCCCGACTACCGCCGGCGAGTAGAGGCCGCCGCCGACCGCGGTATCGCACCGTCGCGGTTCGAGGGCCGCGAGCCGGCGACGACGACCCGCTACTTCTACGACCGTCGCGGCCGGATCACCCGGTCGGTGACGACCCGCGAGCCGGAGTGGACGGACCAGGACCGGGCTGAGGTCCTCGCCCTGGCCGTGCACCGCGGCCAGCTGTGCCCGGGCGGCTGCGGCCAGCTGCTGGCGGACGGCACCAGCCACTACGAGACCGGGCCTGAGTTCGTCGTGACCTCGACGGTGTGCCGGGCGTGCGTGGAACGCGACATGGAGATCCAGATCAAGGCCGACCGTAAAGACCCGTACGCCGGTGCCCGCCTGTGGCAGATCACGAAGCGGAAGGCGGTGGGCGACGGTGAGCCGGACAGTCTCGATCAAGCTGATGGCTGACGTCGCGAACTTCACCCGCAACGTGGGCGGGTCCGCCGTCGGCGCGGTGAAGACGCTGCGCGGCGAGCTCGACAACGCGTCCAAGGCCGGCAAGCTCGACAAGGTCACGCAGGCCGCGACCGGGCTGGGCCTGGGCCTGCTCGGCGTCGCGGCGACCGCGGTGAAGATGGCCGCGGACTTCGACAAGGCCATGTCGGGGGTGAAGGCCGCCACCCACGCCGGCGCGGCCGAGATTGCGCAGCTGCGCGCGGCGGCGATCGAGGCGGGTAAGTCGTCGCAGTACTCGGCGACGGAGGCGGCCGGCGCGGTCACCGAGCTGGCGAAGGCGGGCGTGTCCACGGCCGACATCCTCGGCGGTGGCCTGAAGGGTGCGCTGTCGTTGGCGGCCGCCGGCCAGCTGGACGTCGGCGAGGCCGCCGAGACCGCGGCGAGCGCGCTGACCCAGTTCAAGCTGTCCGGCGACCAGGTGCCTCACGTCGCGGACCTGCTGGCTGCGGCGGCCGGTAAGGCGCAGGGTTCCGTGCACGACATGGGCTACGCCCTGAACCAGTCCGGCCTGGTCGCCGCACAGTTCGGGCTTTCCATCGAGGACACCACGGGCGCGCTGGCCGAGTTCGCCGCGAACGGCCTGCTCGGCTCGGACGCGGGCACCAGCTTCAAGACGATGCTGCTGGCCATCGCGAACCCGACGAAGGTCACCGCCAACCAAATGGCGGAGCTGGGCATCTCGTTCTACGACGCGCAGGGCAAGTTCGTCGGCATCTCCGGGGTGGCGCAGGAGTTGCGGGACAAGCTGAAGGGCCTGACGGACCAGCAGCGGCAGCAGGCCCTGGGTCAGATCTTCGGCAACGACGCCATCCGGGCCGCGAGCATCCTGTACAAGGACGGCGCGAGCGGTGTCCAGCAGTGGGCGAAGGCGGTCAACGACTCCGGCTACGCGCAGAAGACCGCCGCGGCACTGACGGACAACCTGGCCGGTGACCTCGAGCGCCTGAAGGGCTCGCTGGAGACCATGGCCATCGAGTCCGGGTCGGGCGCGAACAGCGGCCTGCGGGTGCTCACCAAGACGATGGGCGTCATGGTCGACGAGGTGGGCAAACTCCCGCCGGCCGTCGGTAGCACGCTGGTCGTCTTGACGGGGCTCGGCGGGGCGCTGCTGCTGGGTGTGGTCGGCTGGGCCAAGTACCGGGCGGCGATCGCCGCGGCGCAGGAACAGATGATCGCCACCGGTCCGGCCGGCGCGAAGGCCGCCGCCGGGCTGCGCGCGGTGCAGGGCGCGATGGGTCCGCTGCTGCTCGGGTTCGCCGCCCTGGAGGCGTTCAAGGCGGTGTTCGACTACTTCGGTCCGGCCGCCGCCGACGTCGACAAGCTCACCAACTCGCTGCAGACCTTCGCCGACACCGGCAAGGTCACCGGCGAGATGGCCGCCGACTTCGGCACCGACATGAAGGACTTCCGCGGCGAGGCCGGCCTGGCCGCGCAGGCGACCGGCGGTTTCACGAAGTCCGTCAACGACCTGCTGAACACGGTCGGCTCCGGCGCGGTGGCGGACTGGCTGGCCGGTCTGACCGGCACCAGCACCTTCAACACGGCGACCGCGGACATGAAGTCGTACGACGCCGCGCTGACGTCGGTGATGACCACGTCGGGCGATGCCCGCAAGGCGTCCGAGTTGTGGAATCACACGCTCGAGCAGAGCGGCCTGGACACCGACCAGCTGGCGAAGATCCTGCCGAGCGCCTACAAGAAGGTCGGCGAGCTGAACAACGCCGCCGACAAGGCGACCATCGGCACCAAGGGCCTGAACTCGGCGTTGCAGGACGGCGCGACCAGCCACGAGCAGTACAAGAACGCCGCGGATGCCGCGGCGGGTGCGGTGCGCGGCGAGCGGGATGCCCTGTTCGACCTGGCGAAGGCCCAGCGCGGTGAAGTCGATCCGGTGTTCGCGCTGATCACCGCGCAGGACAACCTGACCGTGGCCCAGAAGAACGCCACCCGGGCGATCAAGGATCACGGGAAGAACTCGACCGAGGCGAAGAAGGCGACCCGCGACCTGGCCGGCGCCGCCATCGACCTGCAGAGCAAGGTCGGTGGTCTGTCCGACACGTTCAACGGCAAGATGACGCCGGAGCTGCGGGCCACCTTGAAGGCGGCCAAGCTGACCGACGCGCAGATCGACGAGCTGTCCGGCCAGTTCGTCGACGCGAAGAAGGCTGGCGACGGCTTCGCGAAGGACTACAAGGCCACGGTGAGCGCGACCGGTGTGCCCGGTGTCAAGAAGCAGCTGACGATGTTGGCGCTCATGCAGGACGCCCTGAAGAAGGGCCTCCCCGCGTCCGCGATCGCGGCGGCCAACAAGAACACGAAGCAGGGCTTCTCGGCCGGCGGCTGGACCGGCCCGGGCGACACGTACGACGAGGCCGGCATCGTGCACGGCGATGAGTTCGTGACGAAGAAGAAGTCCCGTCGCAAGCTCGAAGCGAAGTACCCAGGCATGCTGGACTACCAGAACGAGTACGGCGAACTCCCGCCCGGCTACGCCCATGGCGGCCGGGTCAAGTGGCCGTTCCCGGTGACCGCGTCGATGACGAAGATTCCGTCGAGGGCGGACGCGATCGCTGCGATGGGCGCCTTCTCCGGCCCCGCCCCGCATGGCGCGCTCGCCGCGTGGATCCGCGCGGCCGAAGGCTTGACCGGCACCCCGTCGTCTTGGACCGGGCCGCTGAACGTGCTGATCCACCGGGAGTCGGGCGGCAACCCGCGGGCGATCAACCTGACCGACTCGAACGCGAAGGCCGGGCATCCGTCCAAGGGCCTGATGCAGACGATCCCATCGACGTTCGAGCACTATCGGCTGCACTCGTTGCCAGACGACATCTACAACCCGGTCGCGAACATTGTGGCGGGCATCCGTTACATCAAGTCCCGGTACGGCTCGATCTTCAACGTGCAGCAGGCCAACCCGAACAAGCCCCCGAAGGGCTACTCGGCCGGCGGTCACGTCGCGATGGCCGGCGGCGGCGTCATCAACGAGCCGGTGTTCGGGTACGGGGCATCGGGCCGCTCCTACTCCTTCGGTGAGGGTGGCCGGCCGGAGACCGTGATGCCGGGCGTGTGGACCACCGGCCGGGCCGCCGGCGGCGGGACTGCCGTGATCAACCGGACGGTCACGCTCGCGCCGGTCTTCAACATCAACGGCTCGAACCTGACGGCCGATCAGATCTCCACCCGGGTGAACCGCCAGCTCGGCGCGCTCATGGACCAGTACACGCGGGGGAAGTGACGTGGCCGAGAAGCATTACCTCGCGTTCGTCGACAGCATCGCCGCCAGCCCCACCATCCGGCTCGACATGTCCGGCGGTACCCGCGGCCCGTTCAACCTGCGCGACGGCACCCGCTTCGACGCGCCGCCGCTGAAGCGGAGCATCCCGTCGTCGATGCTGGCCGACGGCGGCACCCCGACCAGCGCCGCCTACGACAACCGGACCTGCGTGCTGCAGCTGCAGCCGATGGTCAACGGCAAGTTCATGGCGGCCGACGCGGCGGCCGCGCAGCTGCAGCTGCTGTTCCGGGAGTTGGACCGGCCGACGAACATCCTGCGGTATCAGGCGGGCACGTCGGCGCCGGTGTTCTTCCGCACCTACCGCTCCGGCCCGGACGCGGTCGACTTCGACCCGACCGGCCGGCAGATCTCGGTCAGCCTGCTGGCTGAGCCGTTCGCGTACGGGCTGAAGGAAACCCAGTCCGGCACGGCCGTCGGCAACAACCCGGCGTCGGGCATGGTCCTGGACGTCACCAGCCCGAAGGGTGACGTCGACACCCCGCTGTACCTGTCGCTGACCGGCACCATGGGCGTCACCGGCCGCCTGCAGTCCGGCCTGGCGATCCGCCGGCGCGGCACGGTCGCGGACGTGCCGTTCGTGTTGCAGGCCGAGGCGATGACCCAGGGCACCGACACCACGACCCAGGCCAACTCGGCCAGCTTCTCCGGCTCCAGCAACAACTGGTCGCGGTGCACGTTCGCGACCGTGTCCAGCTCGGCCACCCGCGTCTCCATGGCCGCCTGGCCGGCGTCGCCGGATGTGGACGCCCGCGGCACCTACCGGGTGTTCCTGCGTAACCGGCACACGGTCGCCGGGGACGCGGTCACGGTGCAGCTGCTGTGGGGCAACTCGTCCGTGCCGATCCTCAACGACGTCGTCACCCTGCCCGGGAACACGGCCATCCAGTACACCGACCTGGGGTTGGTGCAGATCCCGGCCGGCTACGACCCGGTGTACGACGGCCTGTCGGGTGTGGAGATCCCCGCCGTCGGCGGCTACTTCGCGGTGTCGGCGCGGCGGGTCGGTACGGGGAACTTCGACATGGACTGTCTGCTGTTCATGCCGGCCGATGACCGGATGGAGTTCGTGAAGTGGCCGGCGTCGGTGGGCGGCACCGACATCTGCGTGTTGGAGGGCGGTCCGCGTCCGGCCGCGTACATCACCACGTCGGGTGGGAATCTGCAGTCGCCGCAGCCGATCGAGATCGTCGGCGGTGGTCTGATGCTCACCCCGGGCCGCACGAACCGCCTGTTCTTCGCCCGGGACCTCGGCACGGGTGTGGCGGCGGCGGGTACGGACGACAGCCTGTCCGCGTCGACCACGATCACCCCGTCCTACTACCCGCGGTATGTGGGCGGCTTCCGTCCGGTGCTCACGTGAGGCAGGGGAGCTGACATGCGCTACTTCTACGACTGTGAGTTCCTCGAGGACGGCAAGACGATCGAGATGATCTCGATCGGCATGGTCGACGACCGCGGCCGCGAGCTCTACGCGGTGAACCGCAACGCCCCGTGGGCCCGGATCGCCACGCACCCGTGGCTCATGGCCAACGTCGTGCCGTCGCTCCCGCAAGAGGCCGTCACCGGCGCTGACTACAACGCCGCCGGCGTCGACCTGGCCCACCCCGATGTCATGGACCGGGCCGACCTCGCCGACGCGGTGGCCGAGTTCCTGCGCACCGACGGCGACGAGCTCGAGCTGTGGGCTTGGTACGGCGCGTACGACCACGTGGCCGTCATGCAACTGTGGGGCCCGATGATCGACAAGCCCGACGGCATCCCCATGTTCACCAACGACCTGCAGCAGGAGTGGCGGCGGCTCGGCAGTCCCGCGCTGCCGGAGCAGGCCGCGGGACTCCACAACGCTCTGGCAGATGCGCGCCACCTCAAGGCTTGCTTCGATGCACTGGGCCTCACGTGAGCGTGCCGGAGGCCCTGTCGATCCGGCTGCGCACGGGCACCGCGGCGAGCCCGATCCGGGACGTCAACATCACGTCCGAGGTTGACGACCTGGTCTTCGGCGCCACCAGCCCCGGCGGCTACTCCGACTGCACCCTGTCGCTGCACCGGCCGCTCAGCTTCACCCCCGCCGAGGTCGCCCAGTTCGGCCGGCTCTACGTCTACGACGCCCGCACCGCCAAGGTGGTGTGGGAGGGCCGGCTGCAGGACCCGGGCCGGGCCGCCGGCGACGAGGGCGAGGTGTACCAGCTGGTCGCGAAAGGCGGCGTCGCCCATCTGCAGGACGACACCCGGCAGCTGTACTACGTCGACTGCGACACCAGCCGCTGGGAGAAGATCGACACCGGCACCGCCGCCGCGTCGGTCGAAACCCTCGCCGACACGGGCGCGTCCCTGTCGATCGAGACGCCGGCGCTGATCCTGCGGATCCCGCAGGGCACCGCCGTCAACCCGACCGACCCGTCCCGGGTGGTCGCCACGCACGTCGGCTTCTACCAGGCCGGGCAGAAGATCGCCGGGGTGCAGTTCGACTGGGACTGCGGCCTGACCGCGGCCACCCTGACCGCGTCGCTGTACGCCGCCACCCAAGGCGTCGGCGCGGCGGACATCGCGTGGACGGCATTGTTCTCCACCGGCGGCGGCTCCGAGTACAAGGTGGTCGACACCGGTGCCGGCTCGTCCGCGTGGACGAACGGCCGGAACAAGCCGATGCTGCGCTTCCACTACACCGGCGCGGTCGGGAACGTGTCGGCGGACACGTGGTGGCTGCAGATCACGAACCTGATGGTCCGCACCATGCTGATCAACAAGTCGGGTGTGGAGATCACCACCGGCTACGGCGTGCCCAGCGTGCTCGCCTCCGAGGTGGTCGAGGACCTGCTGGGCCGGATCCTCGGCGAGACGATCGACGGCGCCAACGCCACCGTGACGACCACCGGCTACGCGATCGAGCAGCTGGCCTACCCGGACGGGGTCACCCCGCAGAAGGTCCTCGACGACCTGATCGGGTTCGAGCAGGCGTACACGTACCACCTTTGGGAGTCGAACCCGGCGAACGACCTGTTCCGCTTCGAATGGGTGCCGTGGCCGACCGCCGTGCGGTACGAGGCGGACATCGTGGACGGCTTCGACGCGCCCGCGTCGGGCAACACCGTCTTCGACCAGGTGCAGGTGCGCTGGCACAACCGGGGCATCATCCACGTCAGCCTGCGCACCCAGTCGGTGCCGATGCTGACCGCGGCCGGGTTCTCCCGGACCGCATACATCGACCTCGGTGATGAGGCGTCGACGCAGGCGAACGCGCACCGCGCCGGTGACCAGTTCCTCACCGAGCACCAGTATCCGGTGAACGCGGGCCGGCTGGTCGTGAAGCGGCCGATCCTCGACATCGAGACCGGCCGGATGGTCATGCCGTGGGAGATCCGCCCGGGTGAGCTGATCCGGATGCGCGGGGTCGCCCCGTACCCGGACGCGTTGAACGCGACGGTCCGCAACGGTCTGACCGTGTTCAAGGTCGCCGCGACCACCTACTCGTCGGCCGACGCCGCCGCGACCCTCGACCTCGACGTGTACGCCCCGTCGGTGGCCCGGGCCCTGGCCACGCTCGTCCGCAAGCCCCCCGCCCGCCGCCGATAGGAGACCGCCGTGCCGTTCACCTTCCCGGACAAGATCTTCGTCCGGGTCACCCGGGACGTCGACACCCCACCCGAGCTGACCGCGTACGACGGCATCCTGATCGGCATGACCTCCGCCGAGGTCGCCGCACTACCCACCACACCCGACTCCATCGTCGTCGGCACCGGCATGGAGAACCAGGTCACCGTCCCCGGCTTCAAACGCATCCAGCCCGACGGCTCCGTGCAGTGGGTGATGTCCAGCGTCGACCCGAACCTGGCCATGCTCGAAGCCCTGCCCGGCCCGGGCGGCTGGCGCGACCAGGACGCCCGGGGGACGTGGGCGAACATCGGCGTCGAGCTGCGCAACCGTGGCATCACCCCCGCCGACCTGAACCTGGCCTACCCGGCGCTGTTCGCGGCGGCGCACGCCGAGTTTCAAGCACAAGGAGGGTGACCCTATGACTGCCTGGCAGCTCACCGCCGGCCTGAAGAACCTCCACGGGCAGGTCGACCAGCGGTTCCCGCACCGCGATCACGCGTCCGACGGCACGATCGGCGACCTGGCGCACCAGGCTGAGACGTCTGGCCACAACCCTGACGACACCCCGGGCAGCAAGCCGGCGTGGAACGGCGACCCGGACTCGACGCCCGAGGTCCGCGCCTGGGACATGGACTCCGACCTCGGCGAGCCTGGGGTGACCGCGCAGCAGGTCGTCGACCACGTCCGGCGGCTGCCCGGCGTCGCGAACGTCATCCGCTACCTGATCTACAACCACCGGATGTACCACGTCCGCGACGGCTTCGCGCCGACCGTGTACTCCGGGCCGAGCCCGCACGAGGAGCACATCCACTTCGAGGGCGCCTGGTCGCAGGCCGCCGACAACAACACGACGTTCGACTACCGACTGTGGGAGATCAACATGCCGACCCTCGACGAGATCACCGGCGCCTGCGAGCAGGCGATCAGCAACGTCATCATCGGCGCGAAGAACGCCGCTGTCGACGGCAACGCGACCGGCGTCTCCGCCACCGACCGGCAGGTCCGAGACGCGGTCTGGAAGCTCGGCGAACGCAACCGCGACCAGATCACCGCCGCGATCGCCGGTGTCGACGAGGCGGTCATGGCGAAACTCACCGACCCGAAGACCCCCGACGCGCAGGTCGCGGAGGCGCTGGTCAGCCTGCTCGGCGCCCGCAAGGACTCCGTGCTCGCCCTGATGAAGTGAGCAGCCAGGCCCCACCCCCCGCGATCGAGAGGCTGAGGCATGTATGAGCAGGCGTCGCAGGCCGCCCACCTTCACGGTCGTCAAGGACATCGTGAGCTGGATGGGCGGATGGGCTCTGATCGTCCACGAATCCCTCGTAACGCCGTCCCAGTTCAACCTGTGGCGGCTACTGATCGGCGGGGCGCTGGTCGGGGTACCCGGCTTCGGCCAGCTGCTGGCCATGCGTACGGGCGCTTCGCCGTCGCCGCCACCGGAGCCGGACTCGTCGCCGCCGTCATCGTCATCGTCCAGCACGTCAGGGGCTGACCGGTGAGCGACAAGCCCGTCGAGATCGAGGTGCGCCAGGGCGTGATGCGCCCGGGCTGGTACTGGTGGGCGGCGATGCTGGCGTCGTCGCTCGCGGTCGGAGTCGGCGCGGTGCTGATCTCCGCACACACCCAGCAGGAGTCCGAGCGCAAATGGTGCTCGGTGATATCGACGCTGGATGAGGCGTACCACCAGCAGCCGCCGACCACGCCACTCGGCCAGCGGATCGCGTCGGACATGGCGGCGCTGCACAGAAGCCTGCGCTGCCCGTAACCCGTTCAGGGAGGTCATCGTGAAGTTCAACCTCAGCCGGGATCCGGCTGTCTGGCTCAGCCTGTTCGCCACCGCGGTCCGTCTCGGCGCCGCGTTCCTGTTCCACATCACCGACAGCCAGCAGGCCGTCCTGAACGCCGCCGCCACCGCGATCGCCGGTCTCGTCGTCGCCCTGTGGGTGATCAAGGACGGTCAGGTCGCCGCGCTGCTCGGCGTCGCGCAGGCACTGCTGGCGCTCGCGATCGGCTTCGGCCTGAACGTGTCCGCCGAGAACCAGGCCGTGATCATGTCGGTCATCGGCACTGCGGTCGCCGCGTTCGTGCGGACCCAGGTCAGTGCGCCGGTGACGGCCGCCGGCACGAAGCAGGTCATCGCGCCGCGCGTCTGATCCTGTCGTACCCCCGCGCTACCCTGACCCACTTCAAAGAGAGCGGCCCCCCACCTCACGGTGGGGGGCCGCTTCTTCGCGTCCAGGGTCAGGCTGCAGCCTGCTCCACTTCATGCATCACCAGCCGCAGCGTCTGCGACCGGCGCTCGGCGGGCAGCGCGCTCATGGCCGCTTGCGCGTACGCCAGGCCGCCCTCGTGATCGCCGGCATGCGCCATCATCAGGCCGCGGTGCAGCTCGATGTGCGTCGCGAAGCGGGTCAGCTCGGCGGGCCGGCCGTCGTCGGCGTCGCCCTGGGCTTCTTCGGCGCGGTGCACGTCGCCGAGGCGGGCCCACAGCATCGACCGGAAGGTGGCCATCCGCCATGGCGGCACGGCGAAGTCGGAGATCTCACCGGCTGGCGACGCCACCTGATCGAACACCCGCCGGGCCGCTTCGTCGGCCTCCAGCGCAGCCCTGGCGTCACCGCGTCCGGCGGCGACGTGCGCCCGTGCCATGAGCGCGTTCAGGCGGCCGATGGAGGGCTTGTCGGACATCTGGTCGGCCTGGTCGGCGAACTCTTCGGCGACACCGAGGGCGGCACCCTCGTAGGCCAGCGCGATCGCGGCACGGCCGCGGACCCACACCCTGACGGGTAGATCTTCGGACCGGTCGGCGGCTTCGATGGCGATCCGATACCAGCGGACCGCCTCCCGCGGGTTCCCGGTTGTCTTGCCGTACACGGCGAGCAGCCGCGACGCGGACGCCCACATGCCCGGCGAGTCGAGTTGCTGCTGCATGATCACCAGGTCGGAGGCGAGCCGGGTCTGCAGCTGGTTCGCGCCGACGTCCATGTAGTCGCGGCCGTACCCGATGACCTGCGCGCGCCATTTCTCCTCGGCGCCGCGCCGCTTCAGCGCGGCCGAGAAGCCGGCGTGGATGAGTTCCCCGGCCGCGGCCGGCGCAACGATGCTGGCCGCTACCGTCGCGAGTAACCCTCGTCGTCGCATGCAGTCCTCCCCGAGCACTCTGGCGTACGCGAGCAGCACGTCGGGTGTAGCCGTGCGTCGGCCAGCTTCGACGTTGCTCAGGTGCGCCAGGCTGTATCCCCGCGCAGCTACCGCGGAGAGCTTGACTCCCTCAGCTTCCCTCGCGGATCGAAGCTGAGCCCCCAGGTTGTCCATCCTGGCCACCTTTGAAAACCATTGAAAACCCTGACTGTCTATCCCGTCACGCACCGTCCACGCGACGCTACACGTGGAATGTGACGGCGGGTGGCTGCCCGCCGAGAGAGAAAATCCGCCCGTCGCATCCAGCCCACATCCCGATCCAAAGGGAGCGCGCGATGTTCTGGACTGAGCGGCGACGGCGCAGGATCCTCGACCGTGCGGCGGCCGCGGACGCGGCCGAACACCTCGCCGCGATCGCGCGGCTGCGGCAGGTCGCGAATGGCCACCCGACGGTGGTGCTTCCGCGGATTGAGCCGGCTCAGCCGCAGCGGGCGCCGCTACTCACCCGCGGCCAGGCCTTCCGGTCGCGGCGCACCCAGTGAGCTACATGTGCTCGTTGCACCATTTCGCGATTGCGGCTGCCTGCACGTCGCCCGGGTTCTGGTAGAGCGGGCTGTCGGTCGGGAAGTCGCTGGCTTCCGTCTTCTTCGTGGCCGCGGCGCGCAGCTCGGCGTTGCTTGACTTCGAAGCTTCGTCGATCGCCTTGATCTCCGACATGGCGCCGTCGAAGAGCCCCTCCGTCTCCGCGTCCTTGAGGTGGGCGCACGCCGCCTTGGCGTAAGCGTCCGGTCCGGTCTTCTCGCCGATGAGGACTGCGCCGCCGATGAGGATGCCGGCAAGCGCGACCCCATTGATGATCCATAGCGCGGTGCGCGGGCGACGGGGAGTAGTGGGTTGTTCGGTAGGGGCCGGGGCCCACTGCGGCGTGGGTTCGTCGGTCGGGACGGTCATGGCCTGGTCCTTCATGGGGATCTGTCCTTGGGTTTGTCAAGCGCGAGTGTGAGCGCCGGGTTGTGATCTAGCAACGATCTGTAAGTTTTCTGGCCGAAAAGTCATCGCGAAGGAGAGCCGTCCGTGATCAACGCCGTCGTCTTCATCCCCGCCGAGCACCTCGCCCAGCACCTGGGCCAGTGCCTCACGTACTGCGAGGCGAAGGGCTACAAGCTGGCCGGCGTCGTCCGGGACGACTGGTGCGCCGTCGCACGGATGGTGGCCGGCGGCATCGTCGGCGTCGTCGTCGTCGCCCGCGCCGACCACCTCGACCCCGGGCGGGAGCCCCGCCTCGAGGTGGTGGCCGAGCTGGAGCCCGGCCACCGTCGCACCCGGATCATTCGGCGAGGCGCGGCAGCATAGACCGCGCCGCACGCTGCTGCTCGGGCGTCGCGTCGGTGTAAATCTGCGTCGACTGCAGCGACCGATGCCCGAGCGACTGCTGGGTCACCCGGATGTCCTTGTACTCGCGTTGCATCGTCACGCCGAGCCAATGCCTGAGCCGGTGCAAGCTCACCCCCGGCATGTTCAGCTTCCGCCTGAAGTAGGTGGCGGCGACCGACGACACGTAGAAGGCGTCGGCCCGCTCCCCGTTCGGCTTCACCGCGACCGGCCCGCGAGGTAGCGGCTCGATCGCAGCCCAGACGTCCGGGTGGGTGTCGTGAACCCGCGGGTAGCCCCCTTTGCCCTTGGCGATGATCAGCGTCTCCGCCGTCACGTACTCCCGGTCGAGCCGGCTGATCTCGATACAGCGCAGCCCCTGGTAGGCGGCGAGTAGGGCCCAGGTCCGGTACGGCTCGGCCGACCGGGTGAGGACCCTCCGCAACTCCTCATCGGTGACGGCCCGGGCCCGGCCCTTCGGGTGCTCGACGGGCTCCAGCTCCTCGATCGGGTTGTAGCTGAGCCACGGCTCCTTCGAGCCGGTCGCCCACCCGTAGAAGCTCTTCAGGCACTGGTAGTAGGTCGCCCTCGTGTTCTGCGACCACTCGTCGCGGTAGAGCCAGTGCGCGATCTCCTCCGGCTCGGTCTGCCCGATGCCGAACGGCAGGCCCCGATTGAGTCGGCCGAGGATCTCCCGCCGGCCGTCGATGGTGGCCTCGGAGCGCCCGCGCCGGCGCAGGTGCTCGAGGTAGGCATCGATGATCTGCATGTCCCGAGGGTCACTCTCGGGCGGGTTCACCGTCATTGCTCAATCAGCCCGTCGAGTACTTGCGTGTGCGGCTGAGGTAGCTCGTTCGACCGACCTTCGGCGGGCGCTTGTCGACGGGGTGTCCGGATGGGCGATTGTCCGGTGGGCGCGGTGGTCGATTGGTAGTCGGTACGGCCAGCGTCAGATACCGTGCCATAGCCCGCGGATCAGCCGCCCTGGCAGCAATTTCTGGGCTAGGCAGCAGCTCGTGCACGCCAAGGCCGAGGCCTTTGGCGATCCGCTGCAGGTCGTTGATGTCGATGGGCGTCCGGCCCTTGAGCCGCGTGGACAGCCATTGGTCGTTCTCCCCCATGCGTCGGGCGAGTTCGGATTGCCGCACGTCGAGGCGCCCCATCCAGGCTCGGATCTCGGCGGCGACGAGGGCGGTGAGCGTCGCGGTGCGCTCGGATGTCGTCGTCATGCGCTTAGTTTGTTAGCTGTGGCGTGACGCGTCAATACCTACGGACAGATTTTACCCGACTCTATTGACACTCTCAGGCTCAGGCTGAAACAGTCAGGGCATGACACAAGCACCCAGCCGAGGCCTGGAAGGCTCACTCAGCTACAAAGTAGCCGAAGAGCTCCGGGCCGTGCTCGCCCGGCAGCGAAAGACGCAGCGGGCGCTGGCAGACGAGCTCGGCGTGTCCGCGCCGTGGGTCAACTACCGGCTGACCGGCGTGCAGGAGATAGGCCTCAACGACCTTGAGCGGATGGCGCAGGCACTCGGCGTCTCGCTCGCGGAGTTGATCCCGGCCGCCGTTCTCGCGGAGTGCCCGGCTGGTACGGCATGACTGCCCTCGCCGTCCTCAACCCGGCCGCCCAGGTCGCACTCGCCGACTGCGAGCTGCGCATCGAGCGCGGACTGAAGACGTTCATCGACGTCGGCCAGGCCCTCGCCGACATCCGCGACAACCGCCTCTACAAGGGCACGCACGGCACGTTCGAGGATTACTGCCGCGATCGCTGGAAGATGAGCGACGGGCGCGCTCGCCAGTTCATGATCGCGGCCGAGACCGCTACAAATGTAGCGGTCGCAGGGCTTCCGGCCCCGACGAACGAGGGTCAGGCCCGAGCTCTCGCTGCCGTCCCCGAGCCGGAGCGCGCCGAGGTGTGGCGCGAGACGGTCACCCGGACCAACGGCAAGCCGACCGCGGCCGCTGTCCGCGCCGTGCAGAACGAGCGCACCCAGGCTCCCGGGCCGGACGGTGCTGTGACTGCTCCGCCGGCCGGTCCGGGCATCGAACCCGAGCGCCGACAGGGCGTCATGCCCGACCCGCAACAGGTCGAGGCGGAACGCATGGAGACGCAGCGCGTCCAGATTCTCGACCGTGCCCGGCGCCGCGCACCCCGCCTCGTGCCGGAGATTCGCGACCTCATCAACGAGGTGGTCGCGGGCATCAACCTCGGCGAGGCCGGGCTGGTCACCCCCAGGACGGTCGCGGAGATCCGCGCCCTCGTCGACATCCTCGAAGCCCGCATGGAGGCGCAGCAGTGAACGGCGAGCAGGCATATCGGTTTGCGATGGCGAACGCGCCGCGCAACGCCGACGGGAGCGTTGTTGAGGAGTCCTTGGTCGAGATGGTGGCGCGAGCCATCGACTTCGATCCGGACAAGGAGCGCCTCGGCCTGGCGCAGCGGGTCGTCTCCCGGCGGAAGCGGCCGGGTCAGACGGAGCCGGCCGGGAAGGTCTGCATCCCGGGGCTGGAGGCATACGAGTTCGAGCCAGACCGACTCGTGGCGGACGAGGACGGCAACGTCGTCGAGAACGCTCGCGCGCTGATTGCGCACAAGCGGGCCGAGGCACGCCGCGCCGAGCTGGCTGCCGAGCGGGCGACCGACCGGCTGTGTCGTGAGCTCGGCGAGGCGGACGCGTTCAGCGAGTGGACGAAGGCCGAGTCGGCAACTGGCCGGGACCCGCGGGTTCTGACGTTCGAGACCTTCCTGCGCGAGCAGGGATATCTCGAGGACGGCGGCGCGGCATGACCGACATCGACGCCTCCCGCCCCAAGCCGACGCCGCGTCCGGCGCCCGGCCCGAGGCCCACCGCCCCGCGTCCGGTCGGCCCGCGACCGCCTTCTCCCACTCCGATGGGTGGACACCTCCCGATCGGCGCCGGCTATCCGCTGCCCCGCCTCGGTGAGGTTGTCCGGGACGTCGAGCGTCTCCTGGCGCAGGCGTTGCAGATCTTGGAGCGCCAGTGGGATCCGACGTCGGGTCCGCAGCAGCAGGACGTGTGGGATCCGTCAACGGTGGACGAGTCGCTCGGCGCGGCCCGTACGGAGGTTCGGGTGGCGTTGCTGCATGTCGGTGATGTCGGCGATCTGGTGCTCCCGCCGGTGGGTTCCGCGGTCGCCGTCCGTTTCCCGACCAGGTCCGAGTAGTTGCGGGCCGCCCGCTCGCGACGGGCGGGCCCGCGTCCCCGATCCAACCCCACTCACGAAAGGCCAGATCGAGATGACCAACGTAACCCACGAGACGAAGCGCGCCGACCAGCTGAAGGTGGGCGACTGGGTCGACGCGGACGCGTTCAGCGGCGACGACGCCGGTGCCATCGCCGAGATCCTGCACCTCCAACCGTTCCTGCAGTACGGCGGCGAGAGCCGGGTGCTGGTGATCTACCGGGTGGCGGGTGATGACCCGTACACCAAGTACGTCGACTCCGACGACCCGTTCCGGCCCGCTACCGCCGTGCAGATTGCCGCGGTGAAGGAAGAGGGCCGCCGCTGGGAGGTCGCCAACGCGCTGCAGCGGCTGGCCTCGCTGATCCTCGACAAGAAGCTGCCGCTCCCGGACCGGACTGTCGACGTCAGCTTCCATTGCGCTGACACTGCGGTGGTCGCGAAGGTGGCTGAGCTGATCGGCGGCAAGGTCGAGACCGCGCACCGGCGTCATGTGGTGAACTTTCCGGCGCTCGGCGAGTACGGGATCGCGCCGGGCCCGGTCGACGCCGAGTGGTACTGCTACGGCCCGCCGGAGCCCAAGCCCGAACCTGTGCCGGAGAAGGCGGACCTGAACTTCGGCCGGACCACGGCGGTGGCCGAGGCGAAGCCGGACACCTACGGCGAGCCGGTCGGCAAGGCCGCGAAGGCGGCGAAGGCATGACCCAGCTCTGCCGGTACGGCGCTCTCATGTCCGCCGCCTCGCTGCTCTCCGAGGTGATGGTCGACGAGGTCCGATGCGACGAACCCGCGCAGTACAAGGCGATCGTCGGCACCGACACGGACGGCTTCGTCGTCGAGATCACCACGCCGGTCTGTCCCGTACACGAGGCGCACGTCTCGCAGAACGTGGGCTACCGGCGCTCGATCAAGCTCCGCGAACGCTCCAGCACCTAGACGCCGGGCGATCCAGGGGAAGGCCCGCCCGGCATGGCCCGGGCCCGTCGGAGGAGCGCCGAGACAACGGCCCGGGCCACCCCACCACCAGTACGAGATCACTCACGAAGGACATAGAGAGATGACCATCACCGCGCCGGCTACCCGGCTCGAGGACAAGACCACCGCCCGGATCTTCTGGGCCGGTGCCGAGAAAGAGACCGTCCGTATCGAACGGCCCCGCCCGGAGAAGTACCGCGGCCGTCACCGCCTGACCTGGCGCAACCTGTCCCGCCGCCGGTCCGGCTACCTGGTCAGCCTGGTGTCGCTGCTCAGCGTCGGCGCCCTCGGCTGCGCGGGCACCACCACCCCGGACAGTGCCCCGCCCGACGCCCCGTCGTACACCACGGTCACCAAGCAGCCGCTCGGCCCGGGCCAGATCTCCGACGGGCAGCTGGAGGTCGGCGCCGACATCAAGGCGGGCACGTACACGACGACCGTCCCGGCCGACGTGCTGAACTGCTACTGGGCTCGGCTGAGGAACTTCGACGGCGAGCTGGGCTCGATCGTGGCGAACGGGAATCTGAAGCCGGGTGCGAAGGGCCGCCTGGTCGTGAAGGCCACCGACGCGGGTGTGGAGCTGTCCGGCGGCTGCATCTGGTCGAAGGCGGCGGCGAAGTGACCACCGCCGACGAGCGCCAGGTCCTCGCCGACCCCACCGACGCCTGCGACGGCGTCGACTTCAAGCCGGTGCCGGGCTGGCCGGGTGCGGTCGCGATCAACCCCGACATCGCGCTGGAGCGGCTGAAGAACGGCCGCCGGGACGCGGTCACCGACTCCGGTCGGATCATCCTCACGCCGAGCCTGTGGCCCACCCGGCATCGGCCGCGCAAGGTCGGCTGGCTGCGCTGGGAGTGGAAGGTCACCGACGCCGAGACCGGCGACGTGCTGACGTCCGGTCGGGCGGTCAGCGAACGGTGGGCGTGGCACAAGTCCGACCGGGCCGCTAGTCAGATCTACGCGCAGCGGCTGGCGGTGACGGTCCGGTGAGCGATATGACCCCGGGCGAGCGCCGCCAACTCGGCGCCGTCGTCCGCCAGCGGATGAAGGTCCTCCGCGCCGACGTCGCACAGCGGCGCATGGAGCTGATCGCGGCGGCGGAGGCCCGACTGGTCGAGCGCTACCGCGAGCAGGACAAGCAGATCGATGATCTCAACTTCCGCATCGCGGAGATCGCCGAGCAGGCGAGCCGAGAAATCACCGACCTCATCCTTGCCGCGCGAGGTGACTCGGATGGCGTGTCAATCCGCAGGCCGATCCGTCTGGCAGCACCTCGGCTGAACACCTACACCGAGGACCGGACGCAGCTTCACCGCGCAATGGTCGCCGGGGTCGAGGAGCAGGTTCGATCCGCGCTATTGGACCTGGACCGCAAGGAGGCGGACTTGCTTCAGTCGCTGGCGCTGCGCTCATTGGAGACCGAAGCGGCCCGCGAGTTCCTGGCATCGATCCCGTCGGTGGCCGAGCTGGTGCCGTCGGCGCGGCTGCGCGAGATCGAGGCCGCATTCGACGGTGATGCGCTGTGAACGCCGCCGACATGCTCGCCGTCACCGTCGACCAGCTCCGGGCCATGACCCCGGCCGGGCTCGACGCCCGCGAGAACGAACTCGCCGCCCTGCCCGCGTCGCTGCTGAACACCGAGATCCGGCTCGAGATCGAACTGGAACGGGCCGGACGCCACTGGCACCGAGTGCACGACCTGGCCGGGCTGATCGGCTGGGAAGCGGCCGTGGCGCCCGGCGCCGTGCCCCGCACGCGGGTCGGTGCGGCATGAGCGACATCGACGAGCTGGACGCGCGGGTGCGGCAACTGTTGATCGACCTCGGCGATACGCCGGACGCGGTCGCCGACCGGCTCCGGGCGCTGGAGATCAAGGGTCAGTGCGGCCAGCCGCGCCGTTGCCCGATCGCGAACTACGTCCGCAGTCGCATGCCGGAGGAGGTCGGCGCGGTGTCCGCGATTCCAAGCCGGGTGAGGGTTCTTCGCGGTGAAGCTCCCATCAGTAGGTGGGGCGGAACCGTGACTACCGAGGCGGTCTACGTCTTCATCAGGCGGTTCGACCGTGGCGTCTACCTCGACCTGATCGAGGTGAGTGCGCCGTGACCCAGGAGACCCTTCCGCCGCCGGCCACGGTCAACGGGCCCGGCGTGTACCTCCTGCCCGCTGAGGAGTACCACGCCGACCCGGTGCCCGGCGGCTCGCTGTCCTCGACGGGCGTACGCAAGCTGCTCGCCCCGTCCTGCCCGGCGCTGTTCCGGCACTGGCTCGACAACCCGACGCCGACCTCCGAGACGTTCGACATCGGAAGCGCGGCCCACCAGCTGGTGCTCGGAGCCGGCCCGAAGCTGGTGCTGATCGAGGCCGAGGAGTGGCGGACCAACGCCGTCAAGGCCGAAGTCGCCGCCGTTCGGGAGGCCGGGGCGATCCCGCTGCGACCGTCGACCTGGGACGCCGTGCACGGCATGGCCGCCGCGCTCGCCGAGCACCCGTTCGCAGGGAAGCTCTTCCAGCCCGGCACCGGCAGGCCGGAGCGAACGCTCATCTGGCAGGAGACCGCGACGCTCGTCAACCCGGAGCCGCTGGCCGAAGGTGAGATGCACGCCGTCCCGGTCCGGTGCCGGGCGCTGGTCGACTGGCTTCCCGAGTCGGTATGGGGCGGCCTGCCTGGACCCGGCCGGCGCGTCATCCTGCCCGACTACAAGAGCACCGCGAGCGCGGCACCGGCCGACGTCGAGAAGGCGATCGCCCGGTACGGCTACCACATCCAGCTCGCCTGGTATCTGCGCGGCCTGCGCGCCCTAGGCCTGGCCGACGAGCGGGCCGAGGGCGTGCTGGTGATGCAGGAGAAGACGCCGCCGTACCTCGTGACCGTCGTGCAGCCCGACGCGACGGCGATGCGGATGGCCGACATCCGGATCCGCGAGGCCCTCGACATCTACGCCGAGTGCACGGCCACCGGCCGCTGGCCGGGCTACGCCGACGACGTCGTGCCGGTCTCGCTGCCGCCGTGGGAGACCAAGGAACTGAACGGAGAGATCTGGTGAGCAAGGCCACCCCCATGTACAGCGACCGCCGCCAAGCGCAGTACGTCGCGCAGAACAACGGCGGCGTCATGACGCCACGCCAGCGGCGCCGATGGAAACACAAGCTGAACCGGGCCCTGCTCGCGCAGGCAAAGGCGGCGAAGGCATGACCAACGCCATTGACCGCGCCGGTCAGCCGCCCGCTTTCACCACCCAGGCCACCGCCGTCGAGCAGGCCCGCGCCGTCGCCGAAGTCGCCGCCGCCGTCCAGGTCGCCCAGCAGTGCCCCCGCGACATGAACCGCGCATGGGCCGAGATGCGTGCAGCGTGCAGCCGCCTCGCCCTCGCCGAACGCGCCTTCTACAAGGTCCCCAACCGCGGCCAAGGCCCGTCCGTCCACCTCGCCCGCGAGCTGGTCCGGATCTGGGGCAACGCCGACGCCGGAGTGACCGAGCTGTCCCGCGACGACCTGCGGGGCATGTCCGAAATCCGGGCCCACGCCTGGGATCAGCAGACCAACGTCCGCCAGACACGCACCATCCAGGTGCCGCACCAGCGGATGGTCGGCAAGGAACGCAAGCCGCTGACCGACCTCACCGACGTCTACCTGTCCAACCAGAACGTCGGCGCCCGGATGGTCCGGGAGTGCATCTTCACCGTGCTGCCCGCGGACTTCGTCGCCGAAGCGCAGGCGCTGTGCCGCGCCACGATCGAGCAGGGCGACGGCAAGCCGCTCGTCGAACGGGTCACCGAACTCGTCGCCTGGGCCAAGCGGGAACTCGGTCTCACGCCGGCCCGGATTGAGACTCGCGTGGGCCGGCCGCGCGGGCAGTGGACCGCGGCCGACGTTGCGGACCTGAAGGTCACGTTCGGCTCGATCGGCCGTCGCGAAACCACCGTCGAGGACGAGTTCCCGCCGGAGCGGGTGACGGCCGCCGAGATCACCGGCGCGACCGAGAAGTCCAACGGAACGGCCGAGAAGTCCAATTCCGACACCGACTGGCCCGAGCCCACTCCGGTCCCGGGCGGTGACGCATGAGTACCGCGTACGCCGGCCAGGCCCGCCTGTTCAAGGCCCTCGGCGACCCGCACCGGCTGCACATCCTCGCCCTGATCCGCGAGAACGGCGAAATGGTCTGCAAGGACCTGATCGGGCCGCTCCGGCTCAAGCAGCCCAGCGTCTCCCATCACCTCGGGGTCCTCGCCGAGGCGGGCCTGCTGACCGCCGACAAGCAGGGCGTGTGGACGCACTACCGGCTGGTGCCGGGCGCCCTGGACGACCTGCCCGCACTGCGAGGTGCCCGGTGACCCGGCCCTCCTTCCAGCTCCTCATGGACGCGCAGGAGACCCTCGGCCGAGCCCGTGACCTGGAGGCCGAGGCCGGTAACCGAGGCGTCGCGATGGCCCTGAACGACACCGTGGTCGGCCTCTTCGCGCTAGCGCTCGACACCACGGTCGACGACACGGCCAACGCGCTGTACGACCAGCGCTACCCCGGGACAGTCTCGTGACCGGCCTGCGCGTGATCGCGCTCGACCTCAGCCTGACGTCGACGGGGATCGCGGCGACCCACGCCTCCACCGGCGACCCGGGCCTGTACTGCGTGACACCGCCGTCGCCGCGCTCAGCCAAGTCGCCGAACGTCATCGATCACGGGCGGCTCCACACCATCTTCCAGGCCATCAAGCACGCCGTCGCGTTCAGTCCGGACCTGGTCGTCATCGAGTGGCAGCCGAAGGTCGACGGCACCGGCGATGCGAGCCTCCGTATCGCCGAGCTGCACGGCGCGATCAAGCACTGGCTGTGGGCGCACAAGCTGACCTACGTGGACGTCCGGCCGCAGGAGCTGAAGACGTACGCCACCGGTAAGGGCAACGCCCGCAAGGATCTGGTGCGGCATGACGTGATGGCGCGGTACTCCAAGTGCGCGACCATCACCGGCCACGATCAGGCGGACGCGTTCGCCCTCTTGGCCCTCGCGCTCGACGCGTACGGCCAGCCGCTCGCCGAGGTGCCCCAGTCCCACCGGGTCGCCGTCGGCAGGGTGACGTGGCCGACCCTCACGGCGGTGGCGGCATGACGCGCCTGTTCCGCCGCCACCCCGACCGGGTTGAGCACGTCGTCGTCGAGCACACCGGGCCGTGCGCCGACCAGGCCCGCATCGTGATGGCTTTGGACGTCGTCGACGCGGTGCTGGCCGAGCAGGCCGCCCTGTACGACGACGACCGTAACGAGGAGCTGGTCAACGCGCTGCTCGAAGTCCGCTGCGTGCTCCGCCCGTACGCGCCGGTCCCGGGGAGGTCGTCATGAGGCGCGCGCTGGGCATGCTGCTCGACCACTGCTTCGACGTGCTGCCCGCGTTGCTGCTGCTCGCGGCGGCGATGAACGCACCCGGCCCGGAACGGTGGGTGCCATGATGGCGGGCCCGTTGATGCCCGGCGGCGAGTCCACCTCGGCCCGGCTGCGACGCGTCGAGGCCGAGCGCGATCAGGCCATCGAGGATCTCGCCGCGTCGGAGATCGCGTGCTACCGCGTCGAAGCGCAGCGCGACGATGCGCTGGCCGTACAGAAGGACGCCATCGACGCGTTCATCCGGATCAACGATCGGTGCACCTTGCTCCAGGCCGAGCTGGCCAGCGCCCGCACCGAGATCGAGCAGCTCGGCCGGATGGCGGCAGACCTGTTCAGCGAGCGCAACGGCGCCCACCTGGAGCTGGACGCCATGCGCACCGCCCGAGACCGGCTCGACCACGAGCTGGCCGAGGCACGGCGCGAGCTGGCCGACGCGGAAGCCCAGATCTACACAGGCCAGCGCTGCGAACGCTGCGAGCGGCGGATCCGCTGGGGCGAGATGTACGAGCCGCTGCCCGGCACGGGCGGCCTCGTCCAGCACTTCTCCACCAACTGTGCCGACTTCACCTACGAAGGAGCCACACCCGCATGACCGCCGTAACCCTCCGAGGAACCTTCAAAAAAGACTCAAGGCCGAACAACGGCCTCGAGTCGATCGCAGGCCAGCTGCAGGCCAGCAAGCTCAAGCAGCACTTCGTCGTCGGCGTCATCAAGTACGCGGGCGCGAGCGTGTCCGAGGACGGCGTCATCACCCCGGCCGCCAAGTTCCTCGCCATCGAACCACTCGAAGGCGACGACGCCCGGCAGGTGGAGGAGATCCTCGACCGGGCCCGGAAGGTACGCGGGCTGGGCATCGTCGGTGACATCCCGGCCGGTGGGCAGCTGGCCGGTCAGACCGAGTTCGACTTCGACGGCCCGGACGACGAGGACGAGCGGGAGGTGCCGGAGCCGACGGCCGAGGAGATCATGGCCGAACGCGCCGAGGCGAAGGCCGCCGCCGAGGTTCCGGCCGCCGCGTTCTCCGGGAGCGCGAAGTGAGCCGCCTCGTCTTCCTTGACACCGAGACCACGTCGCTCCGGCCCGACCGGCGAGTCTGGGACGTCGGCATCATCACGCGCGGCGAGGAATTCGACGTCGAATACCAGTGGTTCATCACGCCCGGCGACCTCGACCTCGGCAACGCCGACCCGTTCGCGCTGAAAATCGGCCACTTCTACGAGCGCCACCCCGAGATGCTCAGCCCGGCGACCATCGCCCACACCTACGAGGAAGTCGACGCTCTCCGCCAGATCGAACGGATCACCCGTGGTGCCCACCTCGTCGGCGCAGTCCCGAACTTCGACGCTGAAGTGCTGGCAACCCGGATGCGCCACTGGGACATCGCGCCGTCGTGGCACTACCACCTGATCGACGTCGAGGCCCTGGCCGTCGGCTACCTCTCCGCCACCGGCGCGCACGAACTGCCGATCCCGCTGCCGTGGAGCTCCGACGACCTGACGCGTGAGCTCGGCCTCGACCCGGTGCCAGACGAGGACCGCCACACCGCCCTCGGTGACGCCCGCTGGGCCCGCGCCATCTACGACCGCATCACCGGCGACCCGTCGTGACGCCGACCTGGATCAAGTCAAGCCGGTGCGCAACCGGCTCATGTGTGGAGGTGGCGTTCATGCCCGAGTGGACCAAGGCGACCGACTGTGCCGGCGGCAGCTGCGTGGAGGTGGCGTTCGGGGCGCCGTTCACGAAGTCGGCCAGCTGCACGGGCGGCACCTGCGTGGAGGCGTCCGTCGGCGCCGAGCAGGTGATCGTGCGGGACAAGGAACGCCGGACCGTCGAGTACGACGCCGACGAGTGGCAGGCGTTCATCGACGGTGTCAAGCGCGGCGAGTTCGACCTGCCGGGCGGTGCGTGATGGGGCTGAAGTGGCTGAAGGGTCCGCTGCGCACCCTGATCAAGGTCAACGTCGACCGGTCGATGACGGGCTTCCAGGCGCAGCAGGCCCGCAAGCAGGCCAAGCCGATCCCGCCGAAGAAGCCGAAGGACGGCAAGAAGTGACGGCGCTGCTCGGCGACGAGATCAGCCGCACCGCCCGGCAGGTGCGCAGCCTGTTCCGCAACCCGAAGGCCGTGCACCAGCTCGTCGGGGCGATCTGGGTCGCCGGGGAACGCGAGTACAAGACGGCCTGCCACAAGGAGCTGCCCACCGACGCGGCCGTCCTGACCACCGCCCGGCCCACCTGCGAGCAATGCCGGGAGGCGGGCCGGTAATGGCCGACAAGAGCGCCATCGAGTGGACCGACGCCAGCTGGAACCCGGTCACTGGATGCACGAAAGTGTCGCCCGGCTGCGACCACTGCTACGCCGAGACCTTCGCCGAGCGGTGGCGCGGTATACCCGGTCACCACTTCGAGCAGGGCTTCGACCTCACGCTCCGACCGGAGCGCCTCGACCAGCCGATGAAGTGGCGCAAGCCACGACGGATCTTCGTCAACTCGATGTCCGACCTGTTCCACGACGCCGTGCCCGACGAGTTCATCGTCGAGGTGTTCGCCCGCATGTGGTGGTCGCCGCAACACACGTTCCAGGTGCTCACCAAGCGGCACGGCCGGATGCGCTCGCTGGTGCCGCGCATCGAGGC